GCAGACTTAAAACGTTTATCTTGCTGAGATTGAAGAAGCGGAATATACTTATCACCAAGAGTTTGAAAGCTTAAACCTTCTCCGACATAAGGAATTACATCGGAAATTGAACGAATCGATCCGTCATAGATTCCAGCGAGTATTTTTGCTTCAATTTGTTCGTTATCAAGAGACTCTTTACCACTAACAAAATCTTCCATTTGGCGAAGGACAGTAGGAGACACTGCATTCGACCTTCTAAGATCTGCAATAGTCGCGAGTCTATCCTCATGAGTCTTTGTACCTTCTGTTGATGGAGTAGTAGAAAAGAAGTCAAGAAGAACTTTGTTCGTATTCTCTTTCTTTACTCTTTCTTGGATTTGGAATCGAGCATTCTCAGCTCGAAGTAATTCGTTATGTTGATCCAAAAGATCATTAGCTAACTCATTACGTTGATCTGTATCGAGCTTATTTAAGAAGCGGTTAAGATCTAGATTGATATCTCCATTGCGGATCATTTCAGAAGCGCCGATCTTATCAACTTGAGATCCGTACCAACCAGAAAGAACATCAGAAGAAGCGCCTTCAATAAATTCATTAACTGCTTTGTTATTCTCTTCGGGAGTTTGCCAGACAGCTGCACCTTTTAGAGCAGTAAGGCCATTAGTCCAATAAGGTAACCAATCATTCCAGTTATCTCTAATCTGTGTGCGATAAGTATTTAAGTCTTCAGTAAGAAGTCTAGTATTCTCAGTTTTGAAAGCTGAACGTTGATTCTTAATAGTTTCTTTAATGAATGATTGCTTCAGTCTATAAAGATCTTTCTTAGTTTGTTCATAAGCATAATCACTAGGAGCTTGATTAGCTTTGTCTATGATAAAATCGTCAATATCACCTGAAGTTAAATCGATGATATTTGAGTTGCCAGCTCCATGCTGTTGAATATTTGTGTCTCTTAGAGTATTCCACTGCATAAGAGCTTCAGATCCAAGACCATTTACATAGGCTTGAGCTTCAATCTTCTTTTGCTTATCACGGGCAACTTTAGTTTTTGCTTCAAGATCAGCCATAGTAGATTGAATCTTTTCAGAACCAGCTACAAGAGCTTGACCTGGTCCCATCATCACAGACATAGAAGTTCCGCGAGGAATTGGAGCTCCAGCTGGAAGGTTGCTTACTTGAGAAGTAGGTATTCTAGGCATTATGATTGAATTCCAAGAATGTTACCAGTCTTCTGATATTTAATTCCAGAAGTAAGAAGCGAAGTTCCACCAGAAATCAAAGCAGTAGTTGCGGCCGCTTTACCTTCAGCTCTAGCTGAGGCTGCGGAAATTCTTCTAGATTCAGCAGACGAACGTCCACTATGAAGAATTGACAAAGCTTCGAGTTCTTCATCTTCAGCAGTGGCTGCTAACATGGCAGCAGGAGTTCCTTCAAAAGTAACTCCACCTTTTGCGAATTTAGCTCGCTGTTCTCCTTTGAGTTTAGCGAATCTTTCACGAGAACGGCGAGCATCTTCTTCAGCTCGCTGTTGGTCAATAATTGCTTGGCGTTCTTGAATTTGAGCGTCGCGTTCAGCAGCATCTCTAGCTGCAGACATTGATTGCAAAGTGCCTACTGCTGACATTCCCAATAAAGCCATTTCAAAACCAGTACACATATTACTTACCGTTTGTCTTTACTCTAGGAATAAGAGCTAAAATTGTTAATGGAAGAGGCTGATCTTGCATTACAAATACTTTTCCATCTGTATCATAACCAGATCTCAAAGAAACTTCTTTGTCACCAGTGAATAGCCCAATGCTTGAATCCATAGTATGTGCTGAAGACCTAAATGGAATCAAATCATATTTAGTTTCAGAACTTCCGACTTTAATACCAAGTGAACGATAAAGTCTAAGAATAATATTACTAATTCGTTTAATTGCGCCTTGAGCGGTACTGCCTGATACCATTCCAGCTTCAAGATTCATAGTTGTCATCTTAGAAGTAAATGGTAAACCAACATGAATTTTTGAATACGAATCATTAAGTGTAATGGCGCCAGAAGATATTGTTCTAGTTGGGTGTACAGTGCCATCAGCCAAAACAGAAACAATTTCACCTTCAAGATGGTCTAGTCCACTGACTGAAGATACAGGACTTCCATCATATGATAACGCACTATCAAGAAAGAAAGCATCTGTTATATCTTCAGTTTCTCTAAGCCCTGGCCTAATAACTTCAAGATACTGTTTAGTTGAACCATTGATTGTTCTTTCTACTACTAACCAAATTTCATCACAAGAGCAGTTACTTGGAGGTGGAAGTATAGCTACTGATTTAACTTCTACATCAGTTCCACCGATGTAGTGTTTAGACCAAGCAATAACCTCTTGATCTCTAAGATAGGACATTCCTACTAATTCGCCAGTATCTAAAATTCCCCAGACTGTTGGAGATGGCTCTTGTTGAAGAGCAATTTCTTTAATTCCACCGATCGTAATATGTTCAGCTAACAAATTTAGGTCAGGTGAAACAAAACTATCTGATTCAAAATTATAAACAAATTGGCGTATTTTGCGTTTAGATCTTTGAGTATACAATACTACATCAGCTAATCTAATTGGAAGTACAGCGGCACTTCCATAAGTAGATTGTCTAACAATCCTTACATTAGAAGGAGTGATTGCTTCTTCTTGACTTGAAGCTGAAACAATAAACTCACCACCGGCAGTACCAACTACAAGAGTCTTTCCAGGAGAAAGCCATTGAATTACATTAACTTGCTCTGTTGCAATTGTATATTCTAACGAATCATCGGCTAAAGGTCCTTGGCTAAGATTCTCATAATCTCCAGACTTAGAAGCCCATAGAGTTTGAGGATCATTTGGAGTACTTGCAAACCAAAGTCGTTGTTCAAAAAAGGTTATTGATCGAGGATAGTTATTTGTAGTCCAAGAGAAAGGATAGACAGCTCTTCCATTCGTTCCGCCTGTTTTATCTCCACTAGTATATGTATAGTGGGTGTTACTTGGATCAGTGGCGTTGGTTGTTACGGTTATTTCATAGACGTTAGAATCAATTTTTGTGATAGTGTGTGTATCATTAACTTCAGAATCTACTAACCCGTCGCATTTTAATCCACTAAGAGTTATTGAATCTCCAGTTTCAACGCCATGACCAATATGATGGACTAATACGTCTGCACTTCCAACTTCAATTTCGATTGGGTCTTTAGTTAATCCAGTACCTTCTTGAGTAAAAGTAATGTCTGCTAAAGTCCAATTAATGTGGCTAGTTCGAGTAAGCTTTGCAGGAGCGTGATCTTTATGTACTATATAAAAAGTATCAGCAGACTGAGCAAATTGAAGATCAAAAATTTCAGATTCTGTATAGGTAGTAGCTACCTCAACTGGAGAACCACCAGATTCAATACGTCCTAAATCCTTAAAGAATCTAATATAGTTATGACCAAACTCAAGAATATAAGTTTGAGTTGTGCTAAATTCAAATGGAATTATACGAGTAACTTTCGTATGATCCTTAACCTCATTAATGTATAAAGTTCCACCGCGCCGAGAAATTCCTCCTTGAGGTAAAACTTTGAAATTCTCAAGTTGTGAACAACCATTCGAATATTTAGCGAAATCGACTCGTCCATCAAGAAGAGGAGTCAGCTCTCCAGCGGTAAAGTTATTAACAATTGGCGTTTGAATAGGCATTAGAGTCTAGATTCAATCCAAGCATCTGCAATAATATTGTCTGGTGTTCCTTCTTGAGCATCCATACCTCTAGCTTCAGAAAGAACTTTCTCGTATTTCTGATGAAGAAAATCAGCCAATGTAATACTATCTGTTAAGGAGACTGCTAATTCAGCAGCAAGCTTAGCAGAAAATACTTCCATAAATATTGGATCATATTGAACTGGATCTGTAACTCTTGAAATATAAAGAATATTGATAGTAGCTTCGTCAGTTAATAGCTTTCTACCTTCAATCTTAAAATCAATATCATCTCCTTCAGGATCTGTCTTCAAAACCTTAAGACAGTCAGTTGGAAGCTGATATTCATAGTTAAATCCGTAAACTGGAGTTGTAGTTAACTGAGCCAAAGAGGCACGAGCAACCGCAAAATTCCATGGATGTGCGCGTAAAAGACTATCACGAATATCAGTAAAAACTAGATTGCAAGCTCGCCCAGCTTTAGAATCCTCGGTCAAGGAGATAATTGGATCTTCTCCAAGTCTTGAAAGAGCTACATTACAAATTTGAACTTCACTTGCCATTATCTAATTCCGTTAACAGAGCTGAGCAGCGATTAAGCTGCTCAGCTCTACTAGTTTAGTCTACAACGTAAACCAGATAGCCTGATGCAGTATTCGTATCTGCAATAGCGGTATCCTGACTTGTCAACCGGATAGATACTCCTTCACGAGAAGTAAATACCTTAGTATCAGCAGTCAAAGCAGAACCGATAGCAGTAGCTCCGGCGGTATCAACATCGATACCATTATCAATACCATCTGCGTCAGCGGCTACAGCATCACCGTCAAGATCTATATAAGCATCCCAACCGACATCCATAGTTGCACTAGCAGTAGTCCATGCATGTTCAACACGACTTAGCGCACCGAGTAGACGTACAGTGCCAGGAGGAAGGCGGACAATCTCCACTGAAGAGGTTGCATCACCAGCTCCTGACTGAGTGTGATCGAAATACGCGATACGCATACGACCATGAAGATCTGATGTCTCTTCCATTACTGGAGGAGTGGCATCAGTATTAGTTACTTGTGTACTTTTCTGAGTAGTAACAGCCATTTTTCCTTACTCCTTATTTATTCAGCACATGCAATTTCAACGACTTTCGCCTCTTCCATTCGAGTAGCTCCAATGGTCTGAGAATAGAAAACCTGAGTTGCATAGTTCTTGTCATCACGTTCGGAGATCTTAGCAGATGCATCCTTACCGGTAGCCAAAAGAAGACCATCCTGTGCCCAACAGATAACCTGACGGTCACCGCTGGCATCAGTTCCGAGACGCTCAGTTTGAAGAAACTTGAATCCCATATAGGTATCAATCTGTCCCTGTGCAAGAGCTTTAACAGTATTATAGTCAGAAGACTTAATCTCAGTGGTATTCAGAAGATCAGTAACTTGACCAGCAGTCAAAGCAATATAGCGAGGAATATCTGGATCTACTTCACCAGCATCAAGAATCTCTTTAGCAGAGAGTAGCTTTGCTAAAGTAAGACCAGAAGCGGCAACGGCTACCTTCTGTGCAGAAGGCAACGTAGTAGCTGTTCCACCAGATACTCCAGTATAAGCAGTTCCAGTTGCAGCTGTGATAATAGCATCATCCTTTGCACGTCCCATAGCGTAAGCTGCAGAAGCTGCATAAGATGAAGTAGGATCAATCAGCATGCGAACCTTATCCTCATTATCAATGAGATCAGCCCAATCATAATCGACCAAAGAAACACGACGTCTAGAATGTGGTGTATCCATACGAGGAGTATCTGCGTGACGGCTAGACCGTACACGAGCGGCGACTGTACCGATCTGTTCAAAGAATGCATTCTTACCAGTTACGGATTCATTACGAATCGCACCACTCAAGCGGGATCCTTTCTGCTGTGATAGCAGCTGGATATTGGCAGAATACTGTTCGACAAAAGCCGTAGTAATCTCAACACTCATTTTTAATTCTCCATTAAAGTGTTATTAAAGTAAATAGCAAAAGAGTTACCCGCTTGATACGGACTCTTATAAGTTTTTAGGGCCATTTTCATAGTTATCCTAATCCCTTATGCTGCATGCAGCCGCTCAAATAGCTTCTGCACTTTAGTAACCAGAATCCCATGATTAGGATCCTGCTTATTTGTATAAGCAGCTTGTGACATAATATCATTAATCTGCTCACGAATCTGTGAAGGCTCCATAGTACGACTATTGTCGTTACCTTGACCTTCGATATCTCCTTCTTCAAGGTTTGCTTTAGCAACTGCGTGCATAAAACGCACCATCTGAGGGTTATCACCTAAACCTGTTTGTTCAAGATATTCAGTAAAATTTTCATCACCGAATTGTTCTACAGCTCGTTTAGCCATAGTGAGGTTAACGTCATAGCGTTCTCCCCAATCTTTCTTAAGATTTTCGACTGATTTTGATTGAGTATCTTCAACTCCGTCACTTAAAGTATTATAAGCTTTGGTTGTATGATCCCAATACCATGAATTAAGAGCTTCAATCTGACTTTGATTAAGACCAGCTTTATGAGCTTGTTCCTTAAAAGAAGTCATCATTTCATCATCGAAATCAATTCCTTCTGGCAAATCTTCTGGAGTTTTTAACTCGTAATTATTAGCCTCTTCTGGCCGTCCAAGTTGATTGTAAGCACTTTCCCACTCGTCTTCAGTAGTAGGTTTTACAATAGTATCTTTTCCAATCATTTTCTCAGCATTAACATAGGAGCCTGCTAAGGCTTCTACGTCTGAGAACTTTGCCAGAGATTCGTTACTTTGCATCTCTTCAGGCAATGATTGCATCCACTCTGGTGTTTCCATAATTTACTCCTAATGTGCCATATCTTCGTTGATGAGCGATTGTGAAATTATAGCTGGGAAATTCTCAGCTCTAATGTCCATATGATATAAAATAAACATAAGGACATCACGGCGTCCAGACTTAAATGCCATTTCAATGGGGTCAGAGCTAATCGCAGGGGGCTCTAGCAAATGACCGAATTCCATAAGGGAATTTAAGACTCTACGTCCGTGTTCGGAATTGAATGTCATATTCAAATCCATCTTCAATTGACTTGCAGCTTTATGATCCACTGCGCATCTCCTGAATTCTTGCGAGATTTACGCCAGCTTCAGAGCCAGTGCGTAGTGTCTCTACGTTTTGTGCCATCTGAGCCTGTTCATTCTCAGCCTGTCTAGCCTGATCTACATCACCATCAGATTTAAGGAATGATGGGCGAAGACCGAACATCTCAGATACTCCCTTAAGAATCTCATCAGCATCAAAGCGGTGAATAAGATCAGGAGTCATTGAAACAAATGGAGTCATGATTTCCATAACTCGCTGTAAGCTATTAGCTTCAAGCTGCTTCTGAGCTCGTGCAATTGGACTAACATATTCTACTTTATAGTCTGCATTTGCAATTAGATCAGGAGCTGGTGGAAATTTACCTTGAGAGTTTAAGATCTCAAATACTCGATTGATAACCGTATCAAGTGCTTCTTCTTGCATACGACCGAGAACAGGACCCATAAGTCTCATTCTCTCTTCAGTACGCTGCATAACTTCAGTAGCTGTCATTTCAGGACCACGCATTAGCTGAAGCTGATCAATAAAAAATATTGCACGAATACGGTTACGCAATTCTTCCATCATCTCAAGTGAGATAGGAATGTTCGCATTGGTTATTAATGGTTCAATGCGATCAGTATTACCTCGACGGAAATAATTTATTCCACCTGGCACTGTACGGATTGGGCCTAAGAAACCATCATCTGGAGCCTGTAATGGAGGATCAACGATTTTCTGCGCTGCTTTAATCGTCGTCTTCGTCATCTCATTCAGCATCTTAATATCTGGTAGAGCAGTAATTGCTGGTCCTCTACCATATACTTCACCAGATGCTTTATAGAATCTAGGGACTGAATAAGGGAATTGAGAGAATCCTCCCTCTTGAAGAATATGTTTTGTAGATTTTTCTACATAAACAGATACAAATGGTAAAGTCTCATTCTTTTTGAATGGCTTAGTTCTTGGTTCAACAGCGTGAACTACCTGAATTAGTTGGTCGACTTTACCTTCTGCAAAAAGCTTTTTAGTTTTGTCTGAAGCATTTTCACCAAATTTTTGAATGATTTGACGAACGGACATATTAATGGTACGGTACAGCGTGTCGATTTTTCCATCTTTATTCTCCGCAATATACGCCTCTGAGAGAGGGATTGACTTAAATAAGATCCCATCTTTATCGCTCCGCTCCCCAGTGAAAAGTACTCCTGTACCAAATGAAGCAAATTCTAGGTACATTTCATGAATATGAGTTGAGAATGCAGATTTAGAATTCTGAATCTCGTTACGCATGATTTGCTCTGCGTTCTTTAACCAAAGAGAAGATTCACGTGAGTCATTTAGCTCTTCATTTTCAAAGCGCAGAGCAAACCACTCTGAAGCTGGATTGGTGAGTGTTCCATGTAACCCGGCAGCTAAGATCTCTGCGGCGTGAATTGCCGTCGAATCGTATACTTTTAACCCTTTCTTCAAGCCTGGAGATTCTTCACCAGTGAAGGTGGGATGATTGGGAAAGGTCAACTCAGCAGCTTCTTGCCAGTGACTCTCCCAAGCTCCTCTAGAACCTGAGAGATCACCGAACCGCCGAATTACATATTTGGAAACACTCATCTTTTATTGTCCGAGTAGACTCTTCTTAGCAACAGGAGCATCTTCAGTCACACCAAGCCCACCAGTCAGCATCGTACTCTTGCGGCCTTTCTTAGCGAGCATACGTTTCTTCTCTTTCTCTGCCGCCGCTTTAACAGATGGATCCTCCCGCTTAGGTGGAGGTGGAGGTGGAGGAAGGGGTGCTGGCTTAGAGCTACTAAATAATCCGCCCATTAGTCTTTTCCTTTAATCATAAAATGACCGTGATAATCATATCCCAGTCGGTTATAAAATTTAGCTACTCTGTCTGGGTTAATATCCGCAGAGATGCCCATCTGAATCTCTTCTACATTGTGATAGCGAGCCCACTTTTCAAAATCACGAACCAAACGTAAAGCTACTTTACCATTACGCTTTTCTGGGTGAACATAAAATAAGAGATCACCAGCACTAATGGCCTTACAAAAGGGAACCTTATTTAAGAATCCAAAGATCATTCCGATCAATTCTTCATTCTCTTTTGCAAGTCCACTATAGAACATATCATCTTTAATCACTTGGCCTGCCATGTCCAAGCAATAGTCCTCATCATAAGGATACTTAGCATAGCGAGATTCTTTATGCATCTGTGCACCAAGTGATATTACTTCTGGAATATCAGCGTAGTCCATCTGCGAATACTGAATCACGCCGCTGCCCTTCCGAGTGGATCGTAATCGAGGCCCTGCGCAGAATGATCTCGAGGAACTTCATCTTCAGCTCTTTTAAGGAGTTCATAACCATGTCCTAGTCCCGTACACAAATACTGCAGAGCTTCAGCTACGTGCGAGTACATATTCTTATCTGGCTTTTCAGCATATTTGTCTGTGCCAGATACATTAATGCGGCGATACTTATAACCACCTGCCATAGCCTTTCTGAGCATTCTGCACTTAGGTGAGATTACTAATTGGGGGCGACCAAGCAGAGTAAGAGTCGTCAACAATTTAGCCACTGATTCCCTGCGAATCGTGAAATCATTGGTTGGTCCAGGGCGAAGAAATACACCCTGTGCCTCTAATACAAAGAAAGGAGTCCGCTCATCAACTTGGCTTCTTTGCTCCCCTGCTGGGTCGCCATAACCTTCCATAGGCAGATTGTCATAATTGCTTATAACTAACTCCTTAATGCGCTTACCAAAGCGAACAGCTCCCATATCTTCAGTTACGATCTCATCGATGATCTGTACTTGGCCGTCTGACCGAGATATCTGTGCGATTACAGCAGCGGGCGTAAGACCAAAGTCAACGCCTATAATAACCTTCTCAGTCTTTTCATGAAGACCAAGATCATGTACACAGTGGAGATTATCATTGTATTCTGGATAAATGATCTTACCATCTTGTACGAATCCGTATTTACCGTGTACGTACACATTTATCCATTCTTGATCCTTACCCGAACTGAGGCGCTTATAATATTCATCAGGTAAGTTGTCTATATTCTCCGCCTCAGGAGAAACACCAGATGGTTGGTGAAAATCCTTCCATCCCTCTGGCTGCTGCTCCTCAAACATTCTATACCACCAATGATCAGTGTCTGGTGGGTTAGTATCATTGATTACGCCATACCAACTAGCACCACCATATCTTTTGGAGGGATAGCGACCGACACGACCAATGAGCATATCAAGGATTGGCTTTGGTATTTCTCTTGCCTCATTGATCCAGCCACCGGTGAGTTCCAAAGAAAGAAGTTTCTTCACATCATCCGGTCGGTCAAGTGCGCGGAACAGTACTTCAAGATGGACTACCGTTTCATCAGTTAAAGTGAACTCAATAGTCTGTTTCATATCGGCTGCGCGCCAATGGCCTAGAGTCTTGGGGAACCAATCAAACCAAGTTTGCATAGTTGTATCAACAAGCTCACGATAAGTGTTACGCACGATAACCCAACGAGAATAGCGGACTCCGTCAGTATGCGCTCGCTGTTCGCAAGCTCGCTTAAAGATTTCAATACAACAGGAAACGGACTTACCCGATCCGATAGGACCAATAAGACCACGTACAAAATTATCATCGCGATGGAATTCACCTGCTGTAGGTGATGCAATGTAATCTATACTTTCCATGACTATATTATATAATAGATGAGCGCAAAAGTACACAGTTTCTGGGAATATATTTTAATTTAGCCGAAAAGTTGTATAGTGGTTTTTAACCCCCGAAAATTTTAGAGGGGCATTTAAGTTTACATGTGTCAGTGCCCCGGGCCGGAAAATTGCGAGCGGTACATATATCAACAGTATACGCGGCTGAGAAGTCCACGTGCACGTGTGCAATCGATCCCGCGGGACGTGCACGTGCAATCGATTGCGCACGCGCGAGGTGGGGCTTCGCCGGCCGGAGAGGTATAGCGCGTCGCGTCGTCGCACGTGGGCGCCCGCGCGACTTCGGTTACGGGGCCGGGGGTGGCGCGTCAGAGGCCTCCACCCTTACGCGCGTTGCGGGCGGAGCAAAGCTCGGTATTCACAAATTTTATCCGTGTATAAAAACTTTGAATTGTACAATTGAAATCATGTGAACTACAATGTTACCAGGTCAAGCCAATCCGGTGAGACCATCCACATGACATCACACAAGGAGAACGTCATGGAAATGTTAATCAACACGTACAAGGTGAATGACACCACAACCCTCGAGTATGCCTCCAATCCCAAGCGACCTACCGGGAAGGCCTGGGCTCGATACGAGACCTACTCCCAGGCTACGACGTTGGAGGAGTACTTCGAACTCGCTGAGAAGAAGTATGCTCGAGCAGACCTGCGGTATGACACGGAGAAGGGACTGCTCACCCTCATCGACGAGGACGGCGAGCCCATGAACGCACCTGAGTCTGACGACACGGAAGCGTAACCCACCCCCACCTACCCTCACAGGTAGGTGGGGCTTGCCCAACAATCTCAAAATGGAGTATAACATGAAAACATTACAGCAATATGGTCTTGAGCGTGGTCTGTTTGGGCCACGCACAATCCGTGTGTGGTTTACCACGCACCCCACCAGTGGTGTGTGGGTTTACAGCCCAGAGCATGACATGACTTGCCTGAGAGATGACATCCCTGAGATATGACATCTGATGATCAACAGCCCACCTCAGTGTGGGCTTACACGTACGGAGGTACACCTATGCCCAAGCGCAGACTACACCTACCCGAGCCCGAGCTCGCAGACGCACTCGCGGGTGCCATTATGGAGAGGCTTTCACCAAGCGAGAAGACGGAAGTATTTGTCGGCCAAATGGATATCACTCTGCAATATTCGATGGAAAGGAACGAGTGGTATATGACCGCTGAAGTTGAGACGGACATACCATTCGACGGCTCAGCTGATATTCCGATCGACTGACTGCCCGATTCGTCGCGGCCGACCAAAGAGAGAAAGCTCGATGCCGAAAGGTGTCGGGCTTTTTTTTCATTTC